GTTTGGACAATCGGCTCCGGTGAAAGTTGGGCGCGGGTGGACTATGGTGAGAGATTTCAGGAAGGTCCTTAGCCAAGGTACCTCTAATCATGCTCATCTTTACGAACCCCGCTTTGTCGCACCGTATCTCCACGGAGTTGCGTTGTGTGAGCTCAGCTTAAACTTGGGAGTGCCGATCATTTGCTTCTGGTCCGAGGTATTTCGTCGCGCCACGGTTGGAGCCAGAGCTGTAGACGCTGCTTTCTACAGGGACTATCAGGCTTTGGGCGTTAGGACGGAGCAGCTTAGGGAGGACGTGTTCGAAGAACCCACAGATGAGGCGAGGCGTAGTTTCAGCCGCGCGTTCGGAGTAGCGCCCGACGTGCAGGTGTTGTTGGAGTCTCAGCTCAAGTGCCCCAGCTTCGGGAACCCTTGGACTTGCGTTGAGGCTCCAACACGTGCAAACTGGTTCTCCGCTCCGCCAGGTCTGGTGGATGGGTTCTTTGGTGGCGGGTTAATTCGGGTGGAGTAATCGGTTAACTGGATGGTTCAGCCCCATTTTGTCGTGAAAGGTCCAGAGGCCAACTACATGGTTGTATCAGCTCTACGGGCCAGACTCTTTGGTGCCATCAGTGTTAACGGGGTTCAGCGTGCTCTGGGTGACCACGTACGTCGGGTGTCGTGGGACCTGGTTCAAGGCGTCGGCGAGGCGTAGGGGCAGGCGTGTTACCGGTCGTTGGTGAAAGGTGTTGGAGCCTACTTCATGGTTGTATCAGTCCGCTGCACCACAACACCAGTTGATCGCATGTAAGTCCCTGAGTCTGGGATCGTGGTTCTTGTTCCTTCTGGTCCTGCTTCATGGTTCACCAGTCCGAAACAGTCCATCGTTGTTGGAAGGGTAAGGTGACGAATCGGTGGAGGGGCAGGGGTGGAATTCCCCGCAACTAGTCGCATCGAACATCAACGCCTATTGGAAACTGAAAGTACTATGGTATTGGAAATCAGTTGTAAAGAGCATACCAGCATTCCATGTGGG